GTCCGTATGAATACAACTGGTTCCGCAAGGAAACAGTTGATATCAGTCCATTAGCGTCTGCACGTGAGGTAGGGACCAACTGTCGCATTCTGACGATTGAAACGTCAGTTCCTGCGTAGTAGTCCTTCCCACATGACTCTCTGAACCTTCCGGTCCAGAAAGACTTGTTCTTGCCGACTACGAAGCCAAAAGCTTCGAGTGACTCGATCACGGATTGCACATATTCTACGGGGACAACAATGTCGTCCCCATAGATGCGTACTCTGCCAACGAAAGACTTCAAGTCTTTTCGCGACAGCTGGTGTCCTAAGCACTTTTCAATTCCAACAAAGACTACGGTCAAAAAGACCAAGGCCTCCATAGGAAAGCAAAGTGCTGAACCCATCGACGCAAATTTCTTGAGCTCGAGTGTAACTCCAAGCTCAGGAATTACAGCCCTCTGAGACCTGCTGGCTTGCACAGCCTCACCGAAGTGAGGAAAGCGAGTCAGCATGGCCTTGACCAGGCTGTTAGAAACACGATCAGATGCCTCACTTAAATCAAGTGTGGCTAGGGATCCATCAATGGATCCCTGACGAGCAAGACGCTGATTGATCTCTTGAGATCCAGCGCCATCGTATCTGATAAAGTGCGAAAGGAGTTCATCCCTTTCGTAGCCTTCCACGATAAGTTCGTGGAGGCCCTGTTGCACATATTGCATGTGTACAGGCTCCATCGCGATTACTCGCGGTGTTTCTAGCGTTTTAGGCACAGTAATCACCTTAGCAGGTGGTTCCTGGCCGGGTTCGTGGAAAGTGACATGGCTGGTGTCGTACTGACTCCAGGATGCAGTTACTGTTCCTACAAAAGGAAACAGTGACTCCAGTCGATTGGTCCACTCGCGGTGTAGGTATTTTGCATTACCTATAGTACCGCTTGCTGTGGAACCAGTCCCATGCTTGGGCATGAACTCCCCTCGCCAGACCTTACGGTCTAGCTCGGACCAGAGATCCCGCCCAAGGAGATGACATATACGGTCAAAGTCCAGCTTATCACTAAGCTGGAAATACCAATCGTCATCGCCCACCTCCAACTCACTTTGGATGAACTTCTGTAGCGCGGCCGTTGTTCTGTCATTTGAACAGTCCAACTTGATCTTGGCGAACATCAGCGTTAGCTGGCGTACCGCCCAGATTGCCGAACTACTAGGATTATCCAATAGTTCACCAGTCCTACGGTT